GCGCCTAGGCCGTACTGCTTCTCGCTTGGCTGCACTGCTTTAAGTAGAGGGCCTACTAAGCCTGCTATAAACGCGTTAGCTAGTACTTTAGGATCTGTAATACCGGACATATAAAGCGCCGCCGCACTTGCTAAAGCTGCACGTGCGTAGGATTTACCGGCTGCGATTAGTTGCTCTTTCATTTTGTTACTCCTTAGTGCCCTTAAGGATTTAGATAATTATAAGCCTAAACTCTTTATTAAGGCTTTAGCCTTGGCAGGTGTCGCTTGTACCTCAAAGTGCATATCGTCCGGTCTGCTCTTAAAATCGCCGCCCCACTTGAGGCCGTACTTTTTAGCTAGGGCCCGGATCATCGGTACCTTTTCAGACGGAAACGTATCGTACTTACCGAGTGGGTGTTTAGTAGCGTTAAGGTCAATAGCTGTACCGGATGAGTGGCACGATAATTTATCTGTAGTGCCTCGTACCATCCTAAAAGCGTAACCCCAGTCATCAAAGGTACCCTGATCGATCGGCTCGATTAGCTCGTGAAACTCTGCAGCAAAGGCGGCCAAGAGTGGGCCCACACTCTCAGCGCACCTAAGCTTACGATCCGTACCCTTTACTAGGTAGGACTTTATCTTTATCTCGTCCGGGTCTTTAGAGGCCGGGTATCCGTTATAACTTGTAAGCATTAGCCCAGGAGTAAAGCTGCTTCATCGGCTGTAATGCCTAAGCGTTCAAGTAGTACGGCTTTAGCTTCGGTTTTGCTTTGTAGTTTTGCTATATCAGCTGCGCGATCAGCGGCTACTTTTTCTAATTCTGTAACTTCTTTTTGTGTAAGTGTAATTTCTAGAATTTCGCCTGTAGCTACGTTATGTTCTACTCTAATCATTATTTTACCCCATATAGTATATAAGTACCGCCGGCCCAGTTACCCGAGGTAACGCCAAAATCTATACGATCAACTGCAGCCGGTGTGCCTGCGTTCCACATAACCATACCGCGCTCGGTAACGTAATTCGCACCGCTAGGTTCAACTTGTCCGACTACGTAGTCCATTAATTTATTAGCGGTCGTATTTGTATAATCATAAAAGTTTATTGTTAAAGCGTTTCTAAAATTACCGTTATCTATATTGTAATTAGCAGACGCAAAAGCCCGGCTATTTAATTGTCCACCGCTAGCAGCCGTTGAGGTGGACTGATAAGTAAAGTTTAGATTATAAACGTTTGAGGTCTGATCGTTATTACAAGTAAAAAAAACTCCTACGTTATCGTTTACCGGATAATGATCTCTAATAACTAATTGTAAATTGTTATAAGAGGCTGAAATACTAGAAAGAGTTAAAACTCCTGCTCCGGTAGGTAAAGATCCGCTCGCTAAAACGGTCATACCGCCGCCACTTGCAGGTGCTGCCCAAGTTAAGCCGGTTGCAGCTGTTGAGTCAGCTGTTAGAACTGTGCCATTACTGCCTACTGCTAAACGAGCCGGAGTATCTGCAGCCGTAGCCGCAATTAAATCACCTTTAGCATCGACTATAGTATTTTGGATAGCGTTAGCATCATCGGAGGTAACCCAAGTAAAATCCATATCCGTACCTGAGGTTTTACTAAGTACCTGCCCGGTAGTGCCACCTTTAAGATCAAGTAGCGAGGCATCGATAGAATCTCCTAGAGCCTCGATAGCTGTAGCTCCATCTTTAACAAGGTCGGTAGACGTAGGTACCGGCCATCCAAAATTAGGCGTTACTGTTGCCATTAGGTTAAACCTCCAAAAGCATTTTGCCAGATAAGAGTAGCATTTACCCCAGTCCATACAAGGGATCCCGGGGTAACTGTTGCCCACTGTGGCGCGACCAGTGAGAAATCTGTAGGGCTTAGAGTAAGGGTTAGGTCTACATAACCCGGAGTGGCCTTAATAGCAAACCCCTCGACAAAGCCATTAAACGAGCCATTAAACATATTAATAGGTAGGTTATTAATTACTACAGGCTGACCAAAAAATACGTCTATGAGCTTATTTCGTTCGGCATCGGGTAGCTCTGGGTTATCGAGCCTAAAGGTAATGCTCTGTAGCTGCTCTCGAGGTATAGCTCTAAGGCCAAGCTCTCGAGTCATAAGGGTATTTACATCGGCTAAGTTATGGAGGTTAGTAGTAACGCTTACCTGATAGCGCCCATAGTTAGCTACTGAGTCAGCATCAAGGGCCGTAGCTTGGCTGTTGTAGTTATTACCGTAATTAAATACTAGCGAGTTACGAATCTTGCCTATTTGTAGGATCGTTTTAACCGTAGAGGGTATGGCGTAGTTAGCCGATAAAGTCGTATAGCCGTTAGTAGATAAATACTGCGTACGATGGTCAGTATCGGCATAACACACTCGCCCGGCTTTGTCCTCGTAAATCGCTCCTTGTGCGCTTTGTGCAATTTGAGCGCATAAGTTATAGCTGCTAGTAGGTTCAGCTCCTCGAGCGATCATCTCGTAAAGGCCCGGCTGATCGATCTCGCCTAGCCCTACGTTTTCAGCATTAGCCCAAGTAGTCGTAGGGTCGTAATCGATCCACTCAAGCGCCGGAGCTACCTCAAACCACGAGTTAATAAGCAGCTCGTTAAGTACGTCGTAAATCTGTGTACCGTCGTAATCCTTGGCCAAGGCATCGGGAAATAGGGCCTTTGTAAGCTTGGATAAAGACCCGACGGCCAATATATTACCGATCGTTATAAACCCGGTTTCCTCAGGCGAGCGTACAGAGATACCAAAATCCGATACTTGGCCGCCAAACATAGGCACGTATACGCCCGAGCTATTCTTAAGCTCTAGTACTAAAGCATCGGTTACGTCAATATCAAAAGCAGAGTTATCTAGGTTTACGATCTCCATACGAGCGTAGCCTGCGTTGCATTGTAAATCTACATCATCTCGACCAGTGGCCATATTTACCGCTAGTACGTTATCGTAAACTGTAGTGCCTACCGTGATCCTCCACTCCGGCAGCCAATTACTCATAGTACCTACCTGAGCCTCGGTTTACTGAGGTGCCTCTATAAGTAGACTGATTAAGTACATCCTCTACAGCTCTAGCTATAGCCTCAGGATCACCGATACCGGCATTAATAGTTACATTTGTGCCGCTGTTGCCAAAACCGCTAGCCGCCTCAGCTCGTCTAATAGCGGTCTCTTGAGTAAGGGCTGAGGTATAAGGTGTCTCGATAAGAGTAGGAGCAAAAGGCCCCATAGTGGTAGACGGTGGCGCAGTGAGGTAAGGCTTAAAGTTAGGTATAAACTCTTTAGGAGCACTAGATCCGATACCACCTAAAGCCGCTGCATATTCTTTAAGAGATTTTAGGCGAGCATCATCAGCCAAGGCTTGAGCCTTAGCTACTCGATCGATCATAGAAAGCTCGGCAGACTCAAGTAATAGACTATTTGTTTTAGCTGCGTTATAGGTATTACTGAGAGAGGCTAGTCGAGCGATCTCGGTTAGTTGGATCTGTACGCGCTCGCTGTAAGCCTCTTTAGCCATTAGGGTACCGGCAGCCGTTATAGCAGCGTTATATTTCTTAAACGCCTCCTCACGTGCTAGCTCCTTATTACCCTCGGCCATTTTGCTATCGTTGATAACTTTAAGCTCTGTAAGCAGCTGAGTATTTAAGGCTTGGAGAGTAGCGCTACTAATTTCGGTAACACCGGCTAAGCGCTGTAGGTCTGCGTTTTTCTGCAGCTTGGCTAGCTCGCTAATTTTCTTTAGAGCTTCATCGCCTTTATCCTCCTCGATAAGCATAAGAGCTTCGAGGCGTAGCTTTGTCTCTTTGTCGTAGGTAGCCTGTAGAGCTGCAGCTATGGAAATCCGGGTACTATCAAAAGCGGCGGCAGCCTTAGATAGAGATATCTTATTTTTTTCTGCTTGAGCCGCTTTAGCTCTTTCAGCTGCTAGGCGCTTTTGGTTCGCTAATTCTTTTTTAAGAGCCTCTGCTCTTTGTTTAGATAACTTAGCCTCGGCTACAGAGTCTTGACCACCGGCAAAAAACCGCCGGGCTCGAGGTTTAGGCTGATCCATAAAGCCGGCAGGGTTACCCTCGACAATTAAATCTACGAAAGGCTGTGTAACTTTAATAAACTTTTCTAGGCCCGAGGCGATAGGGCCAAAAGTATCAGCTACACCTCGACCAAACTTACCTAGATTAACTAGGGCCTCTGACGTGTTAGTAGCTAGCTCGGCCATAGTATCGGCTAACTCTGTAACCGTAGTATCTCCGGACAAAATCATAAGAGCATCGACTAAGCCAGTACCTATAATCTCCTGAGCATTATCGGCGGCCTCGCCTAATACGCGCATTTTGCCGCTATATGTGCCTAACTCGGCCTCGGCTGAGCCCTTAAAAGTAGCTGTTAATAGAGCTACGGCATCCTCAAACTTTAGAGTCTTAAGCTCTGACTGTGTAAGGCCTAAGTTATATTTTCTT